CGGGGTACGATTTAGCTACGGGTAACAAAGACGGCGATCCGGCGGGGTTCCGTAAAGACGTACAGGATAGACTGACTTATGAACCTCGCACGGAAGCCGGAAGACAAACTGTAGATTTTTTAGGCAAAGCATCTGACATGACCGTTGGCAATGCGTCGCGCGCGGCAGGCGGCATAGCAGGCGGCGCTTATCGCCTAGCAGGATTTCCTGATTCGGTATCGGACGCGGTAGATCGCGGCACGACAGAAGCGATTACGCAGATACCTAATTTTTTAGGTGCCAAAAAGATAGCAGGCAACCCCGTAATAGATGTTCCTAAGACCGCCCAAGCGGCGGCGGACGCTATAGCTGCTAAACAAGCAGGCGGAGCAGCAGGAACGGCGGTTGATGTATCTAAATTACTGCCAGAAACGCAGGCCGAACTCGCCAGATTGCACGCGGCGGGCAAGGACATAAACCCCAAGGCTTTAAATAATATAGCGGAAGCGGAATCCCTTCCTGTACCTGTTCGCCATACAGCAGGGGCGGCTACGGAAGATACTGCACTTAAGTCCGAGGAATTTAACTCCAAAGGGGCTAATCCTGAAATCGGCAAACGATTTGATGAAAATAACCAAGCGATGCAAGATAGCTTGTCAACGTTTCATCAAGAAGCAGCACCTACCGCAGTAGGTAATTCCGAGATTCAGAACGGGCAAGGAGTCATAGACTCTCTTAAACGGTACGACCAGCCCAAAGTACAAGCTATCAATGAAGCGTACCAAAAAGCCAAAGACGCCAACGGCGGCGATCTTCCGATGGATGGTAACGCATTTGTTACTCAAGCAGAGGCTAATCTAAAAGACTCTAACCGTACTCGGTTTTTGCCTTCTGAAGTTCGCGGTATACTTGATGATATCAAAGCTAAAAACGGAGATATGTCTTTTGATGAGTTTGAAGCTAACCGGACCATCCTAGCCGAGCAAGCCAGGAAAGCAGAACGAGCAGGTGACGGCACGGCTGCTAAAGCAATCAGTAACGTCCGTGATGCGCTTGAATCTACCCCGGTATCTGGTGGAACAGCAGAAGCCAAAGCATTGTATGACAACGCGAGGGGGTTAGCTAAAGGTAGGTTCCAAGAAATGGAGCAGGACCCTGCGTATAAATCCGCTGTAGAGGATTCTACGCAGCAAGGCGAACTATCCCCTTTAGCGGACAAGTTTAACGAAAAGTACGTCCTAAACGGAGCAAAAGCGAATTTACAGCAGTTGCGCAATAAATTGGACCCAGAGGGCCACGAGGCCATGACTTCGAGCACGTACAACTACCTTAAAGACAAGTCCGGGGCTTCTAAGGGAACCTTCAATCAAAACGGCTACAATACTGCCGTTGCCAAGATCCGCCCAAAAGCTAATGAGCTTTTGGGCGATCCAGATAGAGTAGAGGATATTGAAAAACTAGGGCGAGTGGCTAATCGGGAACAGTTCCAGTCTCGAGGAAGTTACGCGAACAATTCGCATACCCTTGTAGGGGCATTGGCTAAGGACGCTATTGCAGGCGCAGGGCATTTTGTACCCCCCGTAGCCAAAGGCGCAATTAACTTGCTTGGAGATGCAATGCGTAAGCGATCCGCCGCAAACGCACTGCATGAAACGTTAAAACCAGGTGCCGGATTATCCGACTAGCGTTCGCACGGAAACGCTTCGTTAATTTCAGCATCATATCTCGGATCGTTTTTAATACATGTTGCGCGGTCTTTAGCTTTGGCAATTTCCGCGCCAGTTGGCTGGCTAGTTTTATCTACGATAGCCGCAATTAGCCCTATTGCTAGGCACAACCCTAGCACTACCTTTTGCTGAGTAGCAAACCCCCAAGGCTTGTGAAAAAAGTCTAAGACATTATAGCAGCCTAGTACAACTTTAGGCGCAAGCCAGCCAAGCAGCAAAAAAGCAAGCCAAGCGCCGCATCCAAGCCAAAATCCTGTAATTATCATTTTCGCTGCTCCTAGTTAAGTTTTATTTCAAGTACGGACGTTGCGCAAGATCAAGCGGGGCGGGTTGACGGTTATCATGCCCTTGATGAGCTTCAACGGTAGCCACAACACTTCCGACAATAATAGCACCCCCTATGGCGCAGACGTACGGATGATTCTGGCAAGTAGCGCAGCCGCCTAGAGCGAGCAGCGCAGAAACAAGGGTTACGACTTTAAGCATTTTCGTGTCCATCAGTTATTTAAGGTGTAGCCATTCTACTATAACGTATAGTCAAAACATAGAACTAGATCACAAAAAATGACAATAACTTCCCTTTCCCCTATTTTTGTTCAAAAATTCTTTGATAACAACGGTAATCCCTTGGCTAACGGCAAGGTCTACACGTACCAAGCGGGCACAACTACCCCCGTAGCTACCTACACGGATTCAACAGGTGGAACTGCGAACACTAACCCTATTATCTTGAACGCACGGGGGGAGTGTGAAATATGGCTTCTGCCTAATGTCGGGTACAAGTTTGTGCTCCAAGATTCCCTTGGGAACACGATCAACACAACAGACCAAGTATTCAACAATCAATTGCTCACTCTCTACGGGGGTACGGATACCGGAACCGCTAACGCTTACGTCTTAAATTTTACAGCGAGCTTTTCCAGTTATATCGATGGTACGGTTATTTATTTCATCTCGGCGAATACGAATACCGGCCCCTCAACGATCAACGTAAACGGCCTTGGCATCATCGGCCTGGTTAACCAAGGTGGCGCATCTCTCTCCACAAATCAAATTATAGGCGGCACTGTCACTCAAGTCTTGATTAAGGGTGGCCAAGCGTTGCTCGTATCGTCTGGAACCGCCGCGACCGTGACCAGCGGCAACATGACGGTAACGTACCAAGGGTTCAGTGGAACAGTGTCAGGGAATGGTTTGTGGCAAGTGATCCAAAACGTATGCACGATTAGAATTCCTAACCTCTACGGAACAAGCAACGCCACTAGCTTTACAGCAACATTTTCCGTCCCCTCAATTCAGCCGCTTACTTCGCAATACATCAGCATCCCCGCCGCACAAGACGCCTCAACGAATCTGTATTCCCAGGTTGCCACGATCAAAGCGGGGGCCGGTTCGATTACTCAAATCACCTTTTACAAAAACGGGGGCCCGTCTGGGTGGACCGCAAGCGGCACTAAAGGATTAGGGGAAGCTGGCGGCGGCATCTTGGAAACGCCAATCACTTATTACGTGTATTGAAAAAATCAACACTTCACAACGACTTACAGGGAACAAGAATTTTATGACTACCGAAAAAATGCGCGTCAAGTTGCGCGCGTTAATCGACGCCGACGAGCCTACGCCGTCTTTGTTTGGACTAAGGCGCTCGAGGACCGCAAGCAGGCGGCGGTTTGTTCGGTACCGGAAACATAGGCTTTTTGATTAACGGCTCTACGGCCGGCTGGGCCGCCAGTGGCATTAAAGGCGTTGGCTTTCAATCTGGAATTCTTCCTAACGGCATCACCTTGGCGTATAATTTACTATGACGACTGCTGTACAATTAGCTCCGGCCCCTGTATTCAAGGCATTCGATAACAACGGCGCTCCGCTGTTTAACGGACTGCTTTACACCTACATCGCAGGGTCCAGCACACCACAAGCGACCTATGTCGATAGTACAGGCACTACGCCTAACACTAATCCCGTAGTGCTGAACGCACGCGGGGAGGCGTCCGTGTGGCTCGCGACAAGCCTCATATACAAGCTAGTCTTAACTGACTCCCTCGGTAACATTATTTGGACACAAGACCAAGTGCCGGGGGGGTTGCTGCTAACTCAAGCGGCGATTGGCGCGCTCATTTTCCCCGAGACGCCGGCGGAGACCGCCGCGGGGGCGGCACCCTCAAGCTTTGCATACGACTCGTGGCGCGGCGATGACATTCGTCGCTTCGGTGCGATTGGGGATGGCGTCACGGACAACAGCGCGTCTTTGAACACAGCGAACTCGGTGGGCACAAGCCTCTACATTCCGCCCGGCACGTATCTCGTGAATTCAAACCTCACGCTCTCGGTGCCCTTGATCTTTGACTACGGCGCCATCTTAAAACCCGCGAACGGGGTGACCATCACCATCAACGCGCAGGTTCTGGCCGGGCAGTGGCAGATCTTCAACACCACTGCGGGCGGCAGGATCGCCGGTCGCATGAAAGCGCCGCTCTATTTCGTTGAATGGTGGGGCGCCGCTGGCAATGGTAGAAAAGGTAACAACGGTAGTCTCGCGACGGTGGGGACCGCGTTCACGGATGCGTCGGCAACTTTCACGGCGGCGGATGTGGGCAAAGATATTTTTATCGTGCCTCCTGCAAACTCGGCCCTGGCTCCTGTGCTCACGACGATTGCTGCGTTTGTTTCGGTGACCTCCGTCACTCTAGCGTCCGCCGCCTCTTGGGCCTCGTACGCTTCCTTTACCGCAACGTGCTCGAGCACGACGTTGAACGTTTCGGCGATTACCGCCGGCACCACGATCTTTGCAGGCCAGACGATCAAAAGCGGCGCGGCGACCGGCACCGTCATCAATTACCAGATCAGCGGCACCACCGGCGGCGTCGGCACGTATAACGTATCGATCTCGCAAACCATCAGCGGCGCCACCGCGATGACCTCGTCGTCGCCCTTGTCTTACTACTACGGTACCGATGACACCGCCGCGATCAATGCGGCAAATGGCGGCGTCGGAACGATTATCGCGGGCGAGGGATATTCCGGCGATCAAGGCTCGACGGGCGTTGAACTCACGTTCGCAGGCGGCGCTATCTACATGCTTTCTGGCAATGTGGTGATCGGCAACGTGGGGGTGACGGCCGGGCAGTGGCGCGCTAGCGGCGGCGTCTCGGCGGCCCTGATCTTCGGCATCTCCTCAACCGGCGTCAATTGCATCACGTTTGGTCAAGCGAACAGCTACGTCGGAGCGACCGCCGCGATGGAGAATTTCTTCATCGACGCCTGTTACAGCGGCCAAGATATCATTCAGGTCGCGGGATTTCAGTCGCCGCATATGCGCAACATGGTGTTACAAAACTCGGCGCGCGACTGTATGTCTTTCACACCCCCTGCTGGCTCGTTCCTTCAGCAGTGCGATTTTCAAAATATGTATTTGGGACCCGCAGGCCGGCACAACATTTACATCAACCCGGCCGCAGGCTCGTTCGCCAACGAAACCGATTTCCTCAATCTCGTGATGCAATACCCGAGCACGCGCCAAGCTGGGGGGACCGCGATCTACGTCGACACCACCACGGGGGGCCTAGAGTCCTGGAACATCACGAATTACAAGGCAAGCACTGGCTGGAACGGAGATGCGAACTACCAGCCAATGGGAAGCTTCTTTTACATCAATTCGGGTAACGGGGTGTGGCCTGAAGTCGGCATCACGTTCACGAACGGGTATTGCGAGAATGGCACCACCGCGAATCCCATCGGCGCCACCACCGCGCCTTTCAAGTGTGCTGCGGGCTCCTACGCCATGATCCGCGTGCGCGGGTTCTATTCGTCGTACTGGGGTTCTGGGATCGGTCACGCGGACCACGACGCAGCCTCGCAGTTCACAGTGGCCGCGACCAGCGGCACGCAGCAGCTCATGACGAGCCAGCCCTACTACAGCTCTATCGTCGAGTGGGTCATCAACGTAAGCGACGGCACGAACTCAGATTATTACCGCTTCCAGTCGGTGGGCGGTAAAGGGTATGCTGGTCATATTGACAACATCGGTACCAAGCTCACCGTCGGTACCTCCCCCACCTACACCGTGACCGCGACCAATGTCTCAAGCGCATTCGGGGTGCTTTTCAGCAACACAGGCAGCGTCGCCCTCACCGTGAGCTACGGTGCGCGCATTTTGGATTGCGGCTCGGCGCCGATCTTTTATTACTAACCGGCACTGCTTTTAATTATGCCATCCGTAACAAATAACGCACTGAATCGCGAACTAGGGGAACTTAAAACCCGCATGGATAGTACACACGAACGACTCTTAAGAATGGAGCAAAAGATAGATTTACTGGTTGAAACCGTAGCATCTAGTAAGGGCGGCCTCAAAACCCTTATAGCTGTTTCCTCCACCGCAGCCGGCGTAGTGGCGGGGCTAGTGCAGTTCATAGCATGGCTAAGCCGGCATCCTTCTATCCCTGGGGGGCAGGGCTAACCTTATGGCTTTATCAATAGATTTAATATACGACGTTAAACAGTCAGAAGGGCTGCGCCTACAGGCGTACAAGGACACTACGGGCAACTGGACGGTAGGCTATGGGCACAAACTAGCTGCAGGACATGATTGGACTGGTTATACGATAACGTCTGATTATGCGTTCGCGTTGCTTTTAGCTGATCTAAACGCAGCCGTTTATGACGCAGCAGTTTTGCCAGAATGGGCTGTACTTGATACACAACCCAGAAAAGACGCCTTGACGGAGCTTATATTCAACATGGGTACGGGCCGCTGGAAAACTTTCGTAGAGACTCGAGCAGCCATGATGAAAAAGGACTGGCAAAGCGTACACGATGGGTTGCTACATTCCCTTTGGGCTACTCAAGTACACGCAGGGCGCGCGGATCGAATCGCCAATCAATTTCTAACCGGAGCGTATTCCCTTGTCTAGCGTACTTAAAGCTTGGGTTAGGTCTAACCATACCCTGATAGGGTTTACGGCTATGCTGGTGTCCGCTATCCAGCTTAATTCCGAGTACATCCTAGAGGTTATACCGGAACATTACAGGCCGTTCATTTTGTTCGGTTTTGGCTTAGGCACAGCCTCCATTTCTTGGATTAACTCACTCCAATACGAGGGAGGGACAGAATGAGCATTACATACCTACGCCTAGCGGCCTATGCAGCCCTTATAGGGGCGATCTTCCTAGGGGGGGTAGTCGTGGAGCGGCGATTTGCAGAAGTCCGCCTACAAGCCGTAGAAATCAAGTACACGAACGAAAGAGTCGCCGCTGATGCGGTTGCTGCTAAGAAAACCCAAGAATTAGCCGCACAAGCGGCTCAAGCTCAGGAAGCATACGCAAATGAACATCAAAGTCTTGTCGATTATGTCAATCTTAACCCTGTCGGCGCTGTCCGGTTGTGCGAGCCTTCCGGCGCCGTGTCCGGTAGTAACTCCTCCCGCACCAAGCCCAGAACTCAAGGAACCGCTGCCTCCCCCGGAGATGTTCAGCAAGTGCCTCCGGGAGATAATAGCGTACGGGCAATCCCTGGTCCCGATATCGGGCAGTTGCTCTCAATTCTTGCAAATAAAGCCGACGACGTGACGGCTAAAGCTCGAGAGAGCGAATCCACTAAAACGGGCGCTCCTCGGTAATCCGCGCTTCGATTCCCATTTCACATTTTAAAGGAGAATTATCACATGGCTGATGAAATCAAAACAGTAGAGGCTGCCGCAGTTAAGACAGAAGCGGAAGCTACTGCCGTAGTTAGCAAAATCAACGCACCTGTTACAGAGGCTCTCGCTGCGTCTGGTGGCTGGATTCATACGCATCCTAAGCTAGCCGCTGCGGCTGTTCTAGGGATCTTCGTAGTGGTAGTTGCAATGATTATCAAATTGCTGTAGGGCAGCGGTATGTGCCCGCCTCGAGATTCGGATGAATGGGGAATACCAGAAGGCGCTGACGAAAGCGACGAATAGAACAACAATTGCGCTGCCTCGGCGCTTCGTAACAGATAAAACTAAGCCGGCATTAAGCCGGCTTTTTCTTTTAGTGCTTTAGGATGTCCGATGGTTACGCTCCGGTAAGTTTCTGGATTAGAGCTAAAGTCATCTGAGCTTGTACAGACTGAATCTGTAACTCTAGCTTGTAGTATTCTAGCTGCATTGAGTAATAAGCGAATGCGAAGAAAAGAACAGTACCAAAGAACAGGTACGTAGCGATGGCGTGCAATACTTTGAGAGTTTTCATTATGAGAATGCTTTCCGTAGGTAATTAAAGGATAGGGGCATCAAATCAAAGTCGCCGTTATTCCTTACTTCGTTAAGGATTACGATTCCATTCCACTCACAGTCTTGTACGTCACTTGGGCGGTAGGCTTCATGGTGAGAGTAAAACCGCCCGCAAACTAGTCCGTGAGCGACTTTATCGGGGTACTGTTTGCATCCGTATTGAAAGCCCTGCTGATGGCCTTGGACGAATGATCCTCCAATATGGTTGAGGCGATTCGGGATAGTTCCGCCGATTGGTTTTCCGCTGAGCGGGTTAGGAAAGTAATGGCAGTATCGGATTCCGTCGATATTGACGATTTTAAGGAACTCGTTTCTGTTAAAACCGGGAGTTTTGAGCATGTCAAAGGAAAGCACCCCATCTAGTTTAGGATCTCGGTTAAGGGCGGCGCTGATACGCGCCTCATGGTTGCCAAACAAGAACTCACAGCGAGGGTTCCATTGTTTCCGCTTGCGGCGGACCAGTCGCGCCTGCTCCGCCTGCATTGGCCCGACTAGAATCTCAAAAGCTTCCTTACCGGCTTCGATATCGCACAGAACATTCCTACCGTTAGCTTCCGCACTGCCTGGCAAGTCGTGCATTGAGAGAGAGGGCATGTCCCACCAGTCGCCAATTATTACAACTACGTCCGGCTTATACTCTACAATCGCATCTGCGGCCCATTTGATGTGAGTAGTGTCTACGCCTGGTTTAACCTGGCAGTCAGGAATTATAAGGTGACGGCTCACGCGGCACTCGGCGGAATTTCATCAAATTCAGACGTATCAATAAACCCGTCCCCGCATCGCTTGATGTAATCCTTGCCCCCGTCTACTGCGAAGTTCCAGGTAATCTCATCCCCATCAGGAACCAGTTCGTCCCCTTTCCATCGCAATTTCTGCTTACGGTTGACCGGGCAGTAATGCACCTTGAAGTCGTGCCGCCCCTTACTCTCAATCTCAGTACCGCAGTATTCGCAGCGGGCGCTATTCTTGATGATTTGACTAGACATTATCGTATAACCTCTAGGTACGCTTCGATGAACGCTTGTGCGCACTGCGGGACGATGGCATTGAAAGCGAAAACTCCAACACCAGCCACTGCAAAAGCCCGCGCCCATTCCATCGGCTCAAACTTCATGAGTGTTTCCCCCGCTCAAGTTCAATAAGCATTTCTACGTAGTGCTTGACCTTCTCTAGATCCTGAATCCCTCCTTTCGCTCTCCACCGGCAGATATACTTAATGACGTTCCCTTCGATGAATCCAATGTTATTTGCGTGAATGAATTGGACTGGCTGTATCTTGAAATCCTTGTAGTGCCGCCCTGATACTTGCCGGCTCAGCGCGCTAACAGGGTCGTTTTCTACCGGCGCACAAAGATACGGATAAAGTGCATTTTCCCCCATTACAACACTTCCTTTGCTAGCGCATCAGCCGCCTTCGCGCTTTCCTTTCCGTACACGTCGTTATCAAACGTCTTTTTGTACAAAGAGCCACTTCCTTTGTGATAGACGATAATTCCTTCTGGCTCCATGAATCCTGGTGCAGCTACGGAACCGTGGCGCTTCAATTGCTCCATTACGAAAGGAATCGTGTGTTCCTCAAGCCGACCCTGATACAACGTAGGCACTACCCCGCAACATTCCGGCTTTTCGTCCGCTTCCCATCGGCCGGCATTAAACAAGCTAAAACGCTTCTCGGTCTGGTTATATCGCCTCTGAATGCCAGATCCCCACCATTCCCCAAAATGTCGCCCTACCTCTAGCTTGCTCAGTTCTTCGGCGTTTTCCCACACCCATTTAGCGAATCCATAATTATCACTCTCTCGAGTCAGCCAGCGGTTGCGACTGCCGGCGTAAATTGCTAGAGCGGATTCCCCTAACTCTTTCCCAATCACGACCGCTAGCGCATTGGTCGTGTCGTAATCATGGGCTACGTGCTCAATGCAAATTTGCGCGTTGGTTCCGTCAATCTTCTCTGTAATGTGAACATTATTCGAGAATCGGGGGATCTTCTTAAAAGACTGAAAAGTAGGAACATAGCTCATCGGAATAAACCTCCGCTCTTGTCGTTATCATCGAACTGAATCAGGATGATTACCGCAAATACGCACACTGCTGCGAACAGCAGTAACCCTTGTAGTGTCTCTGGGTCATTCATCTATTTGATTACTCCCGCTTGCACCTGAAATAAAGATTGCGGCCCACGTAACCAGAAGGAATGCGACCACGTAAGAGATAATCAAAGGGGTCGCTACCCACCAGTACGAGATATCAATCAGACCTACAATCTTGGACAACAAAAGGATGATACTCAGAATTCCCCCGGCTCCGATTTTGAACTCAATGTTCATGACTCGTTTTCCCTTTTTGTTAATGTATATTCTAGACATTATCATATAATCCTTAGGCTGTCCATTCATTCGGGATAGTTTTACCTACTGCGTACTGGAATCCATTTCTAGCTGCCCAGCCGGAGTATCTTTCGCGCTTAAGCTTTGTTGTGAAGTTGTCTTGACTGAATAGGATAGAGAGCGTTTCGCCGCGCTTTGCAAACTCCGGTAAGACCGCGCATAACTTTGTTCTATCCGTGCTAGTAAGTCGGCCTTTAATTTCAATGAATCTACGGACTCCAAGTAGGTAAAGATCAGGTGTGTACGTAGCGCGTTTTCGGACATTTCCTGAAGAACAATCGCCGCACTTTCCGCCGACAATGACACGTTGATAAGGGATTCTGTGTTTTTCGTATTCAAACTTGATTCCTCTTGATATTAAGTCTTTTGCTATCTCGTATTCGAGGCCGGATCTAAAGCCGGCCGCTACTGCTGTAGCTCGAGTAACACCTTTCTTAGGCTTAAGCGGCTTTCGCGCCTTTCTTTGTTTCATTGCCATAGTCCCATATCTCCCCCGGCTTGCGTCGCACGTACACAAGCTGCGCGGCTTCTACCGCGTAATCTAGCCCTTTTTTGCCGAATTCCGCTTCGTACATAGATACGCATTTTTGCCAGCACTGCAACGGACTAGAGCAGTTTTCAAGCGCCTTGCGCGCTTTGACTGGGCCAATGCCTGTAAGACCGGGTACATTGTCTGTAGCGTCCCCGGAAAGCACTTGACTGTAGAAATTAATCGCAGCCTCTTTAGGAGTTACGGTTACTTCCTCTTTGGTCACAAAGTTATAATGTCGCCCTGGCAACTGCATCAAATCTTTGTCGATACTGCATAGAATTGAGTCTGGATAAGCCGTCATGGCAATACCTAGCAAGTCGTCCGCTTCCTCCCCTTCCGAAACGGTAGCCTTATGCTTTTCTACCAAATGTGCCCTGATCGATCGTAAATGGGTTGGCGGCACAGAACTACTGCGGTTCCCTTTGTATGGCGCTCGGCTAGCAATACGATGACGGTAATTTGTGCTACCACTAAGAAAAAGCAAGGTAGTAGGATTCTCAGCCGCATATCGACTCCTAATGTCCTCAATCATTATATCAACAAGCATTAAAGCCTTATCTTCCGGCTCAAGCTCCTTCCGGCTCCATACTTGCCCGCCTAGCCCTTTTTGCGCCGCTGTCGCGGTCTTAGAATCTTCATATTCTGTAAACCCTAGTTCTAGATTTTCCGGTATCAAAAGATACTTAGTCTTTTCGCACGCAAATCCGGCGCGGAAGCATAAAATATCTCCGTCGATTAAGAGGCGCATTACAGATTCTTCTCTATCCAGTTAGCAATGGCTCGAAAACTTTTCTTCTTCTGCCCTAGCCCGTCATTCATTGCTGCGAGTTTACATTGTGTATCTATATCTATTCCGCATGACGACCCAAGCAATTCCGAGTTTACGCTCCGCCGAATCTTAGGCTCGATTGTTTGCAGAACTCCTAAGCAGCAATACGAAATAACTTTCTCAGCATCTGTGTCTTTCAAAAAACCGACGCCTTGCTTATACTCCCCGGAACGCAACGCATTAACACACTTCGCTTTAAGCTTTTTGTCCATTTCAATTCGCCTTTCGGTTAGTAGAAGTAAGGAGTGCCCCCAAGTCTGCTAGCTCGTCACTAGCGTCCCCTTCCCATACTTTCCGCAGCACCATTCGATTAGCGGAGACTGCGTAAAGGTTCGCGAATGTCAGGCTTCGGGTATGAACTTCGACAATGCGGTATTTCTTATGCAATACACCGTAACATTCTTGCTTGTCATTATCGAATAAACCCGCGATAACTTCGTAATTTTCATTAGATACTAGACTCATGCCCATGCCTCGTCTGTTTCGGGGAGGTCGGACTCTAGTTCCGCTGGTTCATCCGCCGGCTTGGCATTTTCCGGTTTAGGCACCGCCGCCGCAAACGCCTGACGCAGAATCTTATCCGTCTGCTCGTTTACAAAAGCCTCAAGGATTTCAAGTTTACCCGCTGGTTTTGCCTTCTCAAGCGCGGCAAACGCACCATTACGAATTGCCAAGTCTACGAACTGTAGCGCCCTTTCATACGCTGCTTGGTAGACGATGCGCGGCTCGCGGAGTTTATCTTCCGCTGCTTTGTCTTGCCAATAGGCATCACGCACAAACGAAGGTTTGCTTCCTTGAGCATTTGCATTACTTGTGACAGCGGCAGCGGCCCTAGTGCTGGTAGCATCTTGGCTGCTCTCGTTAGCTTCCTTTGAAAGCTTTTTGAAGGTAGCAAGCTTGATTGTTGGGTACGTTCTACCATCTTTTCCCGCCTTCTCGTATGCTTCAAAAGTTATTTTGTCCCCTTCACTTGCGCGCGGAGGTCCTTTCGTATCCGCACCATACCAAGTATTACTTACCTTGTATGAAGTAAATCCCCAATCGTTACTTTTTGTAGTTTGAACAATTCCTACTATTGGCATTATCGTATAACCTCTTTTTCCGTCAAATAAAGAAACGCGCAGCCAGGCGCTTTCATTTCAATCAAGATTTGAACTACATCCTCGCCAAAATCCGAAAGGATTTTATCCCTAGCGGCGGCGGCGGCTTGGGCGGCGGCGGTGGCGGTGGCGGAATGGACGGCGGCGTAGGCGACGGCTTGGGTGGCGTAGGTGGCGGAGGCGGCGG